ATTACGGGCTTTGGAGACGGAGGCATTACGGGCTTTGGAGGCGGTGGTGGTGGTGGGGACATTGACCCAAAGGTAGATCGTTTAGGCGCTGGAAGAACCAGCATCAGCGCCAGCACTATCAACAACAACAGCTGGAGTTGGCTCTTCATCCTTTACTAGTTTGCTTATATTTTCTTTCGCACGGCGCTCAATTTCCTCAGACACCTTGGCATCTGCAAGACCTACAAGTTCCTGCACAGTCTTGTCTGGGAACTCCTTGCGAAGCTCCTCGACAATCTCTGCTGGATGTGGAATTGGCGGAACATCCGGCTTTGTATAAAATTTGGAATTCTCGTCACTTGCATCGATGTATGGGGTATCGCTTCCAGGAATTGGCTTGGCAATCATGTCCCTCTTGCGCTTCTCAAACATTGAAGCAGCAAGACGCTGATTGTCACGATACTTTGTCATAATCTCCTCGAGTTTATCATCTGCATAGTGAACATCATCAATATGGTCTCTGTCGGGAGGAATCAAAAGCCACTTGTACATGTCAACCACGTAGATATCGAAAGTGGCGTCATCCTTCTGAAGACGCTTGGCGTGACGCTCGGCATCCTCACGAGTAACAAATGTCCCACGAATCTTGATTCCAAACTTTTCCGTCTTCTGTGGACAATCTGGTCCAACAATCGACAAACAAGCATAGTTCTGACCGGGTACAGTAAGATAATCCTGCTCAAGTGCGTCTACCATTTCTACTATACACGAGATTAAAAACTTTAAGCTAATAACGAGTATGATGAGGCGAGTGAATAATGAAATCAAGAGGGATTTCATACAACAATGGGTACCAAAAGGGTCTAAAGTCCTTGATGCTGGATGTGGCCAAGGGGGTGATATTCACAAATGGCATTCTTTGGGCGTCGAACTCGTTGGATTTGACCCGAATATTGCGGCTATCCAGGAAGCCCGTAGAAGATCGTCGCAAAAGGCATCATGGGTAACTGAACCCAGGTTTTTCGTCGGAACCATAGAGGATATCCCTCTTGAACAATTTGATGTCGTGTGCTATAATTTTTCATTCCATTATCAGGATCCCAAAGGGTACTCGGAAATTCTAAATAGACTCAAATCAGGCGGACTATTGATAGGAATAGTACCAGATCCTGAACGGTTCCACCTTGGTCAGAAAAATGGTATAAGTATTGACTATGTAACAAATAATGTAATAAGCGTATATATTCCAGATACTCCTTATTACAAATATGGACCTATAAGTGAACCAGTGATTGAAAGGGAAAAGGTTATTGAAAGTTTAAAACCATTGAAATTGTTATCGTGGGGCGATTCATTTTCAATTTACTCTAAATTTGTTTTCCAAATGTAAAGTAAGATGTTCAAGGGAATTTTTTTATGGTCTCTTATTTTTTTGATAATAATTATAGTCATATTCAATCGGGAAGACAAGATGCTACGAGAGATTAAACGTAGGTATAACATATTAGCAGATCATCTTAGATTCCATGAAAAGTACAGTAATTTATGCACCAATAGGTCAATCATAACGGGAATGAAGAAAAAGTCCGACACAATCGCGTATAATGTCAATAAAGGGTATGAGATTTATATTGCGATTGACAATGAGAGCGATGTAAATTCTGCAATGTATGTCCTGATTCATGAGATGGCCCACAATACAGTTGCGGAATACGATCATTCCAAAGAGTTTTGGTCAAATTTCAAGGAGCTTAGACAAATTGCAAGCACTATAGGGATTTACGCACCTATTCAGGATTCAATGTATTGCGGCCAAAACATAAAAGACTCACTTCTTTAGGAACCTCATTATAAAGAAAAAGATAACTGCAGCCATGAGTATAGTTGCTATAGACCCATTCATCCCCTCGTAATTTGGTACCATAGATGCGAGCTTCGTCTGTATCATCGACGAACTTGTAAGAGCAGCGCTTACCCCGGCTATGACTGCTGTATATTGTTCATCTGTCAAATTAAGCGGATTTTTCGACTGTGGTTTCTTTTTAGGCTGAGCAGAATCATCGAGAGCTATTCCAGATACGCGATTATTTGTCGGATTGATATACATGTCCCCCTGTGAAGATGATATGGTTGCCGGACCATTATCCATAAGGTCATCTATCGAGCTCGTAAATTCCATCATTTTAGATTCTCCTAGGTTTTTTTCTTCATTGTTTTGGGGCGGCGGTGCTGGCGGTTCTGGAGGTTTTATAGTCTGAATAATACTAGAAGTTCCTGAAAAATCCATCGTCTCCATTTAAAAGAAGCCCCGAAAGTTTAGGACCCTGTTTTAGCACACTAGGAAATAGAAGGCTGACGCTTTATCCAATTAAGCTACGCGGCCCTGGGGCAAGTGCAGTTGCACTTAGACGACCACGGTGGGGCTCGAACCCACGCTCTTCAGCTCATCTTCTTTTTCTTTGTATATACTAGTAATGGATCCTGAAATATGGGGACCATCTGCATGGGTTTTCATTTTTTCAATAATAGATCAAATGCCTGATGGTGATGTTCCTGAAGGGTACGCATCATTTTTCCAGAGTCTTGGTGACGTTTTACCCTGCAATATATGCAGGCGGCATTACAGAAGATATTGTATAGAACACCCTATACCCATTCATTCCAAAGAAGCTATGCGCCAATGGGCCACGAACTTGAGGAATCAAATTAGAGCCAGAAAGAAAGTAGGATTTTTTGAGCGTATTGCACACCTCCTCCCCTGAGTCTCAAAACAAGGTGCAGTGTAGACTCTTTTTGAATATTGTAGTCTGACATAGTACGTTCGTCCTCAAGCTGTTTTCCAGCAAAAATAAGACGTTGTTGATCGGGTGGAATTCCCTCCTTGTCTTGGATCTTTGCTTTTACATTCGAAATCGTGTCACTTGCCTCGACTTCTAAAGTGATTGTTTTACCAGTCAGAGTCTTTACAAAGATTTGCATATTTACTTATTCTATTATAGGCCCCTCTTTTTAATTATGTCATTTTTTGATGACTGAGATCGAACTCGTCTTTTTGGTCAATTGAGCATTTTGGGTCGGGTTTGGTTTGTAATGTTTCTGATGATATTTCCACATGGCCTCAGAACCGACCCTAAAGTTTTTACGAATTGGAGCCTTGTAATAAAATACACAATCTTCGAGCTTGTTTGATTTGCTCGTATTATCAAGAACAAGACACTCGTAATTTTCTGTACACGCATTCATAACTTGATTAAAAATTTCAAAGGATGGAAAGACCCCAAAGAACGCTTTGTACAGTCTTTCCCTATTTTGAATAACATTTTCCCTAAGAATAAATACATAATCTACATTTGCCCTGAGATCCGGACTCAAGTCCATACAATACTGCATAGTCAACAGAAAGAAAATTTTCCAGTGACGACCATTCATAAAGCACTGCCGAATACAAGTATCTTTCATAAAGGCTTTATTGTACATGCAATCGTCTAAAAGTATGAATGCCGGTGAATTTTTGCCTTCTGAAATAAGGCGTTTTTGCCTGTCAATAACCTTTTCTATAGTTTCTTTGGAATAGTCTCCGTATATGAAAAGTTCTGGTATAAAATTACGATAGTAATGATTACCATCTTCAGTAGCTGACATGACGACCCCGACAGGAATGTCCCTTTTATGGTACAACAAGTCTGTCACGAGAGTACTTTTACCTGTACCACGTTTTCCTATGACTACACATACTTTGTCGGTCGCGACCTTTGTTGGATCAAATTTTTTCAATTGGATATTCGTAGTCATCACTCTCTAGTGTATCTTAGTTTCTTTTTTTTTCACGGAATAACTCAGAGGGATGAGTGTATATCTTGCCACGAGAGGAATGCAGGATTATTTCCTAACAGAAAAGCCAGATTTTACATTTTTTAAGACGGTTTATACGAAAGATATTGGACATATAACAAGTACGCACGAGATTCCATTTGATTCTGGGGCAGGAACTATTGCCACGTTGCCTATGAATGGTGATTATATATCTGAAATCACTCTTAAAGTCACTCTTGCACCTACGCTGAAGTCGGATAGTAATAACTGGAAATTTCAAGGAGACATTCCATTAGGTAATGTCACATTTTATAGTACTGATTTTTCTACATTGATTTACAGAATAGATTACAGTTATTATCTTCAATTTATAGCCGATAGTTCGTTCAGTTTTATTAGTATCGTCCAGGGCCTAACAAGTTATTCCATCATTTTTGACAATATAAATATAGCAAACTATTATGGGTACAGTGCAGGCCTCACAAAGCTACTTGGTGGTTACTACGCATTTACGGAAAAAAACTCTCCTTCTTCTTCAAAATTTGGGGTTTCACCCTTAACCTTACCTGAGTGTGGGTGGGTGAATAATATTACACAGTCGATATTTTACCTCCCACAAGACATTGTTATAGATTCCATTGGTAATCTTTACGTGGCCGATTCTGGAAATTCAGTCATACGAATGATAGGACCTGGTCCAAACTACCAGACACAAACAATAGCCGGAACTGCAGGTACAACTGGATCTACGGACGGAATCGGATCTTTGGCCCTTTTTAATAACCCGCAAGGAATAACGATTGATTCACTTGGTAATCTGTACGTATCGGACTCTCTAAACTCTACAATACGAATGATAGGACCTGGCCCGGCATACACAGTGACTACGATTGCAGGGACTGCAGGTACCAATGGATCTACGGATGGGCCAGGGTCCTCGGCCCTTTTTTACCAACCTGCCGGTATGGATTTTGATTCACTTGGTAATTTATATGTGGCCGATACAAATAACTGTACAATAAGAAAAATAGGACCTGGACCTGATTATATAGTGACTACAATTGCTGGTACTGCTGGTACATCCGGATCAACAGACTCACCGGCGCTTTTTAACCTACCAGCCGACGTAAAAATAGATTCACTGGATAATTTATTCGTGGCCGACACCTATAATCATACAATACGAATGATAGGACCTGGTCCGACATATACAGTGACTACAATTGCTGGTACTGCTGGTATTATTGGGTCGACGGATGGAATCGGGTCGTCTGCCCTTTTTAATAAACCCGGCGGAGCCTCGGTCGATCCATTTGGTAATATATACGTTGCCGATTCCGGTAATTCTACAATACGAATGATAGGACCTGGTCCGACATA